GCGTATTCTACCTATCTCAAAGGACTTCAGATAGGCTCGAAATCTTCTCTGCGAACTCTCCAGCCTCTCTTTCAAAAAATCGGGGCAAACCTCTGCTAATGTGAATCCATTACACCAAAGCCACGCATATTCAACAGCGGGATTCGTAATGGATCCGGTGTATCTCCACGTCTTTGTCAGTTCGGCGGGGAAGTCTTTAAAATAGAGCGTACCGCCCGCATAGACCCCCACACACTCTGTTTTGTCGTCTAAAGTTTGAAAAAGCAATTAGTATTCCTGGGGCACGCGGCTGTCTTGGGCTGTCACTGTTTGAAGTTCTTCTTCATTAGAAATAGCATTTAGTCGTCTTCTAATATAACTCACGGAACCATTATAGTCAAATGGTTTATTGAGAATTCTTTCAAAGGAGTTAAGACAGTTGGTTAAACCGTTCGCTTTGTATAATTCAATACAATCATCAATCATCAGATTTTTTTGATTATTGGTGAATTGTGATTCTTCTTCAATAAATCTAATTTTAAAATATGTTCTCAAAAAGTGCTGTTCTGAATATTTTATAAAAAAGGCGCCTTGTGAATAAGAAGTTGGAATAACTTTTTTACGAATCGTTCTTGTCCCACACTCTTCTGACACATAAAAGCTCCTTAATTTAATTTTATTATACAAACTCAGAAGATTATTTTTGAAATTTTTATAATATTCTAAATGGACAAATTTATACGAACTATCAATAATTTCATCGGTTGAATTAAAGTTATATTTTTCTGCGTAATCCAACATGGGCGAGCGTGTTGGCTCCGATCCAATATCTGCTATTAAGCGCCATGGCGCCGCTTGATCAATCATAAAGCCATAAGAAGCGCATGCGCTGAGATAGAATTCAAAATTATTGCTATTATAAAACCTGACAATTTTCTCATAATCATTTGAAAAGTTAGCATCTGCAATCTCTATAACCAATCCTGAACAATTGACTGGACACCTCCTGCCTTTAATAAACCCTGTCTTGGTAAGAGGATTATTTTTAGCACTTTTTGATAACATTGGCATCAAATGCTTCAAAAACTCATCGTAATTTTTAACCTTTATTTTATTTTTTCTGAATTGCTTAACAATCGTATCGAAATAAGTTAATCGATAAGCATCATAAAGTTTTTTTGGATTTTGATATGATTTATAAACCTTTGGCGTACTTAAAAATTCATCCGTAGTGTCGATTTTGCCTAAAAAGACGGCCTTTTCAAATTGTTGTGCCAAGTCGTTAAAAGCATCTACCACAAAATTAAGTGCGGAGGCGCCTTCTTCTTTCGCCAGCTTGGGACTAAATTTTTTAATCTTTGGAAGAGTAGTTGTCCTGCTTCCCTCACTCAATAAATTGTGGACATGAGAAGAAACACCTGCCACTCCATAAAGTTCTTCACAATTTGGATAACAACCGCTTTCCGCTGCTTGAACTACCCCCTTTATTATTTGATGCCTGTGTTTAATTCTTGGTTCATCCGGATGTGCGGCTTCCGCAGCCCAGCCGTTTCCATTAATATCAATCTGATATTTATGTAAATGAGCAGCATTAACAGAAGTGATTCCGGCTGTTTCATCAACAAGGGGAGTGTTATCTATCTCCATTGGTACAAACAGGCGATTTACTCTTCCATATAAATATTTTTCACCAAAATGGAAATCAATAAGATTCGGATAGTGATCCATCCCGAGCACATCCCACTGCGAACGACCTGAAAGCCACTTATACATTGATCTTTTTCCAAACAGCTTCTTTGCGCCTTCTTTGTTGTTTTCTGCATAAAATTTTGACATTTTTTAATCTTCCTATTATACCAATATTAGCTGAGTAGCTTTTCTATCAATCCTGGCTCTTCCTTTGTAGCAGTACACTTCGCTGGACTTTCTTTTGGTTCTTCATCTACTTCTGCTTCTGCTGTTGTAGATGACGGATCCCTTGTAATTGCGCCGCCCGTGTCTGCCACCCACTTTGCTGTAATTTTTGACTCCGCTTTTCCTGGTCCAAAACTGTGTTCAGAGCGAATTATCATATGATAGCCCCCGATGCCAAACTTTGTTAAATCAAGAGTGCTGCTTGGCGAAAAGCCGCGGGGTTCAACATATATATACGATCCAGGCCATGCATTCACATTAGCGTATGTATCTATATTAACATCGTACACATATCTTAATTGTTCCAATCCTTGATACCCCTCTTTTTCAAAACGATATTCTGTAAGACCCGGAGAATCTGTTTTACTAAGATTAATTGTCTTTACAATGCCCCTATCTCTTCCTATGGAATAGTGAAAAACGCCCCTACCCTCATCAGCTTTTCTATTACCCTGCATTGCCTCAGAGGGCTGAACCCTCCCGGCAAAATAAGTCAAAAAATTATTTTCTCGGTCTGCGCCAGGATTGCTAACGGGCAGTCCGCGCTCACCAGAAACATTTAATATTGGTTGGTTAGTCCAATTATTAAGATTCAAGCGCGAGCCCACTGCTACTCCTCCTGATTTATTTGCGCCCACAATCGCAGCAGTAATGTCATCATAACTTTTGTGAGTGCGGTATGAGGTGATTGCTGTTTGCTGTACTCTTGCTTTCTGTTTGGTCGTTCCCTCGAAACAAGTATCATTATTTAAAAAGTTTTTTACAAGTTCGTTAAAAAGATCATTCGTGAATTTGCTTAAAGTGTACGCCGCTTCTTTTTTTTTGAGCATCTTTTTTGTAAGCCATTCTTGAAAATATCTAATAGAAACCGGTATATCTCCGAGATTAACTTGACTAACAATCGTCTGATTGCTTGGTTCAACAATCTCCAAGGGACCAAGTAAAAGTCTAAATTTTTTAAATTGTTCATGAAATTTAGCGATATCGGACTTTTCTTGTGAAAGTGCGCTAGCATCACTAATTTCTACTTCCTCCAAAGCAGCCGACAATCCTTTAGATCCAAGGTTTTGTTCTATTCCTTGTAAAATAATATCAAGCAAATCACTAACGTAGAAAAAGCCAACGTTTGTGTTTTTATCTAGCTCTTCCGCTTCTTTTGGAACCCCGTCCTCTTCCTCGTCGCTAAAGGCGCTTTCAATGTCGCCCGTTAATTCTGCTTCTAGTGCAGCTATCCTTTGATCGTTGGATGCCCATGCTGCTGGTTCGTCATCTGGCGTTCTAAGATTATAATAAGGTCCCAAGCTATTAAATTTAAAAATATCGTCATTTGGTATTGAAACAAAATATATTTTGCTTTCTTCCGAATCGACCCCCAATAACTTCGCTATCAAATTTTTTAAACTATTTTGTTTATCTTGAACAAGGATATTGTCTTCTTGCATCTGTTTCTTCAGTTCGGCAACTTCCTCTGCCTTACAATCTTTATTGTATTCTTTTAGTTTTAATTTTCTTTCAATGCTGCGAGCCATGGCGCCAGGATTATTAAAAATGTTAAAATTTGGTTGATCAAAAAAGTCCTCGACATACGCCAAGTAATTAAGAACAAATTGAACTCGACCGTATTCATCAATATTGAATTCATGAACTGTGGGGGTGAGATTCAGAGTAATAAAGGAGTCATATATTGCATCTCGCAAATCGTTTTTCTTAACATCACTATCCGTTGTCCAGTTACCAAAAGAATCTAAATTTCCAATTGGATCTGCCCAGCCCACAACTGCCTTTAATCTAAAGTTTAATTTTGAAAGATTATCTATCGCGACCCCGGTAATGTTAGGATTATATCTTTCTGCTATCTCAACAGTTTTATTGCCCCCTGTTTTAAGTGCCAATTCGATATATTTATAAACTCCAGAACCATCTGTTGCCTCTCTATCTCTCAATAATTCTTCGAAGCTATTAGCAAAAAGAGTTAACTTTGCTTTAATAGATTTCTTAATTGCAAAAGGGTTATCTGCTTCATAAGAAAATGTAAAATCCTGAATTCCGACACCATGACCCCTTGATCCTTTATTGTTAAAAAAATCGGTCACGTCTCTTGGTGTCAAATAAGAATCAAAAGTAATCTCTTGTTCAACCCCGGCACTTCCTGTGCCCGCTTGTGTAACCTTAAAAAGACGAATCATCGGCTGGAGGTGGGCAATGTCTTTTGTCTCCATATTAAAAAATGCCGCTTGATTCGGATGCTGGGTTAGCTTGTTAACAAAACCAAATGCATTTCCGTCAAGCAGCAAAGACGCATTGCCGCTATTTTCATAGGCTCCCTCTCCATAATATGGGAGCGGCTTTTTGCCGGCAATCTTATCTCTTTGTCTTTTCTTTTCTGCCAATAAAGCTATATTTGCTAGCAAAAAACACTGTTCCTGAAATTCGACTGTTTTTGCTTCTTCGTTTTCTTCTTGGCTTTCTTCGTCGTCATCCGAGGAGAGCGCGCTCTTGAGGCGGTCGAATTGGTTGCCAAGCCAGCCGCTCTCTTCTTCTTGGACTGCCGCATGGTCTAAGCCACTTTTTTTTACATCATCTGCCATTATTTAAGCTTCCAACAGTTTTAGTACTTTTTCAATATTCAGTGGGATGTATAGGGTATTGCCGGGAGATATGTGTGCTTCTGTGGGGTATCCATTATACCACGCAAGAACCCACCAAAGTCTTTCATCGCCATAATATTGGTGCGCTAATTTATAAAGTCGATCACCATATTTCCAAGTATATGCAGTTCTCTGTAAACTGGCGCGCTGGGCAACAGTTAAGTTGTGAAGTTTTGGGGTAGCGAAATGATCAATTGATTTTAGATTCCTAGACTTCCGTAGAGGTTCATAATATTCGCTTGAGTTGCCCAAAATTTTTGTTTTATTATATCTTGACATAATTTAAATATCACCTAATCCGCGTTTTCTACGCGTGACGCCATGGCATCATATCTTACTTGCTGCAACCAATTTAGATCTTCGGATGTTGCGCGTCGGGTGGAAGTCGTTGTTACTACATTGATCACATCTGCCTGTTCATCAGCAACGACTGCATCTGGGGGTGGATCAGTCGGATCTGCGCCGGAGGCTAATTCGAGATCCGTTTGAAGTGGCGTTGGAGCGATTGACGATGCGGGATACACGTCTATTTCAGATAATCGCACGCCATATGGAAATGCTTTTTCTGAAAACTTATTTTCTTTATCCCATCCGAGTGCGTGTTCATGAATTACATTAAAATCTAAATTAATATCAAGCAATTTTGGAAGTATGATATTTTGCCCCCTATCAATAACGCCATCTTCTCCCTCAAGGTTGTGGTTAACTGCCATATTGGAAATAGTCCCAAGAAGACCAGTTCCCGCATCAACATCCGAAGTATAATTTTCATATGCCACAACTGGATCCCAACGGTCTTCGCCAGATTCAGCTTTACCTTCGTTCAGCTTTCTTCCCAGGTTCATAACCTTAAGTCGAACAAGCGGAGACTGAGAAATTGTTTGAGCTTCTTGAACATTGGCATACGTAGGATATAAAAATTGTGTTATTGCTTGGACCTTTCCTAAATTTTCATAGGCTTCTCCTTGTGTGGCAGCAGGAATTTTAAATGCCAAGGTAATTTTTCGTGTTGTTTGCTTAAACATATAAATTGGATCTGCGCGACCATACACCACTTCTGAAGCCCAATCAGAACTATAATTTTCATTAAATGCAGTGATAAAAGCCTTAAAATAAACAGACTTACCAGTGGGAACATGCTGGAAAGAAATTACTGTTTGTTTATGATTGGCGAATGCATCGGAACCATCGAGGTGCGACGGTGCAACCTTTACACCGGAACCATATTTTGAAGAATTAAAAAATGCCATACTTTAAATATCCCCTACACAACATTAACTGCGATTATTTCTTTGCCAATTACCTCTAAAACAAAATCTTCTAATGCTTTGCCGTTTAAAGTCAAAGAAATTGGTTGCCGCACTGTTTGGGTGGCGCCACCGCCACCAGCCTCTCCTCCCCCCACGGCTGCCGCGATCATTTGAGCAGGCATTGTTACTGCTGCTGCTACTGCTGTGGCGGCCATCAAGCCCGTCACAACAACTGTTTTTGCAGTGGGCATGCCATTAACAGCTTCCGAAATTCTTTCAAATGATTCTGCTGCTGACATTCCAACAAGAGCTATGGCTGCCCCCAACAAAGTGAAGGCGCCGGCCAATAGAGTAATATTCATTATTCCGAGAGTAGCCAATGGGTTTCCAAATAGCAATGTTGCCAATCCAATTGCTCCAAGGGCGCGCGCAGTTCCCCACGCCGAGCCTGCATCAAAACCGGTGAGTGCTCCTAAAAACTGCTCAAAACCGCCGCCAAATTGTCCAATCAAAGCAATGGCGCCGCCCAACAGAACAAGGTTCATTATTCCAAAAAGGGCTATTGGGTTTCCAAGCAACATCACCCCATACCCGAGGGGGATCATTGCCATTGAGACTGCCATCAGCGCTGACGGATCAAAGCCGCTAAATGCTCCTAAAAACTGAGCAAACCCAACTGCTGCTAGCGCTATTCCGCCCCCCATCATCAATGCTGCCGCCCCCACAGCCAATAATACCCCTATTGCCGCGGCAGTAACTGCTGCTTGTGGTCCCAGGACCAAAGCCACCAAACCAAGCATTAATAAGCCAAAAGCGACAGTAAATCCTATAACTGCCGCTACTGCTGGCCACGCGGCATCACCAAGACCCTTAAAAGCGGCAACCATTTGTGCAAGTCCCATTGCGGCGAGTCCTATGCCTGCACCAATCATCAGTGCTGCTGCCCCTACCGCTAGTAAACCTTTAGCTGCTTTGCTAGCCTTTTCTCCAAGGCTCTCCATCGGACCATCGCCACCTTCTGTCGACTCATTTAACTCATCCGTTGCTTCTGCTTGTAATTTTGTTGCGAGTGCGTTCTTTATTTTAACTGCCGTATCAATAACAGTTTTTGCTATACCTCCCGAAGTCAGAGCTATGGCAATTGCCTTAACAGCATTGTAGGCACCGACGATGCCTGTCCAGATCGCCACTGCCGCGGCCCATGCGGTTTGAGCGACGGTCGATGCTATCACGGCAGCTTTATATGCTATAAACAGATATATAATAATTTGAAGGAGCGGCTTCATGGACCCCATATGTTTCGTCATCCATCTTAAACCATCAATTAGGGGTGTCATAATGGGCACCATGGAAGCCATAAGGGCTTTCAACTGAGTTTGAAGATCTTGAACGCCTTTGGCGGCTTCTTTCTGTTCAATTAAGCTTTCGGCGGTTTCCTCCGTTGCTCCACCGAGATCATCCATATCGCCAGAAAGCATAACCGCCAAATCACCAACGTCGGCTAGCCCCAAAGAATCCTTATAAAAATTCTTCTGATAATAAGACATTTCATCAAAAGACTGTCCAGAATCCAGAATAGAATCTCGGATCATTCCAAATCTTTCTGCCGGATCTGTTGCCATCATGAGATCCATGGCGTTTACAAAGTTTCCACCCATAGCAGCGTTTAATTTACCAGCTTGATCGGCGGCACCCTCAAAAGTATCAAACTTATTTGTAATTGCCAATATTTTTTGCATTTCCATACCGGTAACCTTTGAAGCATGTGCCAAATCTTTAAATGCGTCTACACCTTGATCACCCATTTTCGCCATCATATCACCCGCTCCGGCGAAGTCGGCTGCCATCTTGGACGGTGCAACGCCCAATTCCTTGGCGAAGGTAACTAATTCTCGCTGGGTTTCCTCTGCCGCGTCCGTCGACATTCCCAAAGCTTTAGTTGATATTTGAATTCCCGCTGCAAAATCAGCATTGGAAACACCTAACATTTCCAACGTAGCGGCAGTTGCAGTAAGTGATTTTTGCATATCCTCGCTTACCATCGTAAAGTCAGTATAAGTTCCATAAAGCGTTTGTCCTGCGGCTGTCACCTGTTCCATCGATGCGCCCGTTTCGCGAACACCTTCATAAACGTCCGTCATTGAACGTGCCATTTCTTCTGAGGCGCCCGTTGCTTTTCTAAATGCATTTTCCGCATCATACGCCTGCAAGACAACGCCTACCATATTCGTCAACACGCTGTCCGAAAATGACGTTACTAACGATGCTCCGAATTCAGCTAACGAGGCGGTGCCGCCTGCAAACGCCTTCGCTAAATTCTTAATTTTGTCAGCCCCAAAACTGGTTTGATAAACAGTTGCAGCTTTTCCAAGTGAATCTCCAAAGCCGGCAGCTAATTCATTTGATTCTTTTTGGGTGGTTGCAAATTCCGCCGCTAATTTATTTTTGGCTCGGAGAAGTCCATTCGCTTTTTCAAGTTTCTTCTCTTGTTTCTCAAACTCTGCAAGCGTCATTTCGCCATTCTTAACCGCTTGTTCCATCTGCCTAAGTTTTCTCTCGTTGGTCTCTATCGCCTGCTCCCGATATACAACCCCACCTTTCAGAGTCTCATTCTGAGTCTCATATATTTTCAAAAGTGCTGTGGCGTCGTCGACCGATCTAGAGTGATAGCCTTCGGCTCTTTTTAGCATATCTAGATATGCTTGTTCTTTTTGTAGCTTTTCTTCCAGCGCGTCTTTTGCGGCACCATCCGCTTCAGCGATCTGCTCTTTTAACTTTTTTATTTCTTCAAGAGCTTTTTCTTCTTTTTGCGCATCACTTAAAGCCACAATAAAACTCCCCTTAGAATACTAAACTAATTAGTTATAAACCAAAAAAGACAAGACCCTAGTTAGAGCCTTGTCGCCTATTATACGCCGCCGCTTGAGGGGGCGCAGTTGGCTGGTTATGAGCCGTTAGCGTTTGACTATTTGATTTGCCCCCCTTGGAAGCATCTTCAATCGCCTCTTTCTCATCTTTAAGTTGTTTAATTAATCTTTCAACAAACCACTTTCTTAAACCAACTGGAAGACTGTATGCTTCTGAAAATGACCAACCGCCTGAATATTTTAAAAAGAAGAACTGTTCATAAACGTTCTCCATATAATCATCTGTCAGGCCAAAAAAAGTCCGCGGTGAGCGGCACCTCCAGATGCTGCTCATAATCACACTCTGCACACTCAAAATGATGCGTCATATCAACATTCGGAGCAGCAAGCTCATATGCCAATCTCAAATGTCTCGAATCCATAGAAGGGACATTATTAACTAAATATTGAATTGCTTGTGGGGAATTATCGCCATTAACAGAAACAACAATATTTTTTAGTTGTCTTGTAACGTTTTTTTCTTCAAGTTTTCGCTTGCGATCATTTTCCGCTGCTTTGGCAAAGTTTTTTTCATCATATCCCGTCAACAATCTAAAAGAAATTTCGGCGCCGGTAATAGGCAGCGTTAACTGAAAAGTGCCATCTTCGTTATTGCTGATATTAGCCTCGCTCAAATCGGAAGAACTTTTAACCTCTAGCTCGTTTAAGTCAAACAAATATTCTTGTGTTGTTGCACACGAAGGACAAGTAACTTTTGTAGAATATTCAGCACCATATCCGGATTTTCTAATTGCAACAATAAGGGCATTTCTATCGCCAACCAACAAACTGGCTGCATTAATACTTTTATCAACAATCAAATTCTGAATTACTCGATCTAAAGCAACCCCTTTCTTTAAAAGCGTTCTGGAAGTAAGTAAATCTTCTTCTTTTGCGGTCATCTGTCTGATTTCAATACTATCGTGCCCGCGAAGCGGGTGGCCTTCTGGATAAAACTTCCCCTCAGATGGGAGTTCAACAAATTCAGTGGGAACAACAAATGAAAACCCTTCCGAATTATCTTGCATCGCTGCGGGAGGGGGACTTTCTACATTCTTATTCTGAGTCCCGCCGACGCGATCTCTATTTCTCGACAATATACACCTCTATTAATTTTGTATTTAAATTCTACTGGAAGAATCTCGTTTCGCCTTCCATCTCGCCATCGGCGCCGACAGCAACAGAGCCACCAGTCATCACTTCAAGTTTCGCCCAATCGTATTTTAAAGTAATGCTGATCTCGGTTAAATCATCTGCACCATACTCCAAATCACCATACTTGAGTTCCGTGATGAAGGCATTCCAAAGAGTCCATTTTTCTAAATCAGCCCCATTGGCACCAATTTGGGTAACCGTGACATATCCAAGAGAAGAAGCAGCAGTCGATTTCGTCATCGTACTGAGATCGTTCGCATTGGTCGGAGGGTGATAGCCACCACCTTCAACCATAGCAGTAAAAGAAGCAACCATATCAGGATCGCCAGGATCTACTAATGTAATTGCCACATCTTGCCATGTAACAGTGCCAGGATAATAAAATGTGTGATTTAAGAATTTGTGTTCCGTAGAGGCAATCTGGAAGGAAGGCTTGGCGGCAGTCTTCGCCCACCACAGGAAACTATTGCCTTCTCCAAATCCCTGGAAATCAACCCTAAATCTAAATTTTCTTTTTGGGTCTCTTATGTCCCCAGCGGTATAATTTTCTGACCAAAATGCCATTTTTTTAAAGCTCCTATATGGTTTCTATTTTAAATAGTGTTGTGGAAAAAAATCCCACCTCTTTTAGTCATCGAATGAGGCACCCGTTGACATAATCACGAAGTCAATCGCGATAAACTCAATTGCTCTTGCAGGCTTAACCATAATCTTCGCATACAAGATGTTCTGATCGATTAAGTCTGGGGTTGTGGTCGATTCATCGAGAACCAAACGGTAATCCGTAATTCCATAACGAGCCTTAACGTTGGACAGCAGCGGATCAACCAATCCAATAAATCTATTCCAAGTCGCCTGTACATTTTGCTCGAAAAGAATCTTCGTAGACAAAATGGAAATCTGCTTCTTCAAGAAAATTACCAGCCTTCTAACATTAATTCTATCAAGCGCAGACTGTCGCTGTTGCAAAGTTTTCTGTCCGAAAACAACAATTCCACTTGACGGGAACGAAGCAATCGGATTAATATTTGCATCATATAGAACATCGCGATCTTTAGAGATAACCCTTTCACTAACATTTGTCACCGGAATTCCAGCGGCACCCTCAGTAAGTCCACCGCGATTGAATCCCGCGGGGGCAAACCAAAGTTCGCTTTTTGCTTGTGAACTGGCGAGGACGCCCATCATTACAACAGAAGGCGGAACCCAAAGAAGTCGGCCTGTCATTTCATCGCGAGTCTGGACCCATGGGTAGAAGCATGCGCCATAACTAGAATCAAGTCTTCTATCTTTGAGATCATTAGCCGCAGTGGTGGGCGTCGTGCCAATTCTAGAAGCCTTGTCGGAATAAAATTGTTCGTGCGGAGGAATATAAATATTCTTCAGATCAACTAATGCCATAGAATCTGCGCGATCTTCGCACACGTTGACCGCATGAACAGTTAAATTATCCAACGTTAATCCAGGCGTTGTCAAAAGATTCATATCAACGAATTCAGGATCTGCCACTGTATCAATGCCTCGGCGCCATGTGTGATAAACATAACTACTATCTTCTGTGGACGTGGACGACATTTCGCCATTACGGAGTGGATCCGGCTTTGTAATATTGAATCCATCGAAGCCACCCCAGAAAGGAGCAGTAAATCTATCAATGCCAGAATTCAACAAATCTTCATATGAAGAAGAAGTATAAGAATCGCCCCTCCTTCTAGAACCAGAAGCGTAATACCAATCACTACCGCCAGCAGTCTTCAATACAACATTATCTAGCGAGAACACATAAGCATAATCTTCTACACCAGCAGTAGCAAATTCATTTCCTGGGTTTGTGCCTCCACCGGCGCTATAGCCGGAATAAAGAAGCCTATGGAAATCGGCAATGCTGGCATCGGGAGTTGTGCCGGCTGCCGTTCTGGTTGTCTGCATCCCAAAATATGCATCAGTTGGATCGCTTAAACCACCATCTGATGCGGAATTACGGAGGCGAACAGTGGGGAACACAAAAGAGCCAGTGCAAAGACCGGACCCACCATCATCGGTGGACATATGCATTCCTCCAGACAAGTAAACATCGCGAGCATTCCAGTTGCCATACGCCCAGCCGGTGTTGCCGCCTTTCACCCCACCGCCGGCTGCGGTCACATCAGTGCCACCAGTTAGAAAGAAGTTCGTAAGAGCGGTTTGAGTGGTCTGGGGCTCGTTTTTGTTTCCGGCAGGGCTCAGATCGCATGCTCCGGTTGACTTCAAGTTGTATACTGAGCGGAATCTGGGGGGTGCGAAATATCCAAAGGGAAGAAGCGTGGGATCTGTTGCGCCGGCCTCAACGTCCCCATTCATATCAACATAAATAAACTTTGATTGATTTGGATATTCGCCATAACTTTTGAGCCTTTTTTCGTTTTCATTCCAAGAAGTATATGTATCACCAATTTTGCGTGCAACAAAATCTGGTGAAGTGGGATCGAGATTACAATTATCGTATCTTTCCATAACCTGCACATTGTTGTCAGTATCGGTAATATTTCTAATAACAACCGAGAAAGTACCATAATCAGTAGCAGTCGTTGTGGGGTGCCTAATTTTTTCAATTGAAACTTTACAATTCCTATGCAGCCATTCGCCATGACCCCTTCCAATAAAGCGGAAGAGTCTTTGCGCGTTAAAGGGGGCATAATTATTAGATGTTCCGAGATCTTGGCCAATAAACCATCCAGCTTTTGCTTCAGTGGACGCGTTTGATTCCATATCGAACGGACCCGCGGTTCCCTTCTGAATTGCCAACATGACGCCTACAGAGGCAGTTGTGAGACCCCTATCGCGAAGCTCCTGTTCATAAGTCTCGCCAAGCCAATAATCCCTTGCGGAAAGGTTGGGATAAAAAGTTCCAGGCGAACTTACCAACTGTGGATTTGTGTTAAATCTCTTACGAATAAAAGTATCCTTCGAATCATCAAATCCAAATTTAATCTTATCCATATGAGCACTTCCACTTATGACGACGGTATAAAGATTATTAGAATCGGATCCAATTGGAGTGTTACATGCCCCAGTGGTTGCACTAATGTCAGCACCGCCGCCCTTAATGACGACGCCACCACCGTAAACATTACCACTAAGATAAATTTCGCCATCATCAACATAAAAAATTGCAGCCAAACTACCTGTAAATAAATTTCTTTCAGTATTCGAAGCAGAGTTAAAGAGCCATAATCCATACGCACCACCATTGCTGATTGGAATCTCGTTAATGCTATTTGCTGTCTTCCAGCCGGCGCTAGCGGCACCGCCAGCAGTTGACCCGGCAGATGTTTGCTGACCCAAAAGACGAACATATGTCAGGGGAGCAACATTTGCACGAAGGAATGCCTTTGCGGCATATGTACCATACATCGGAGACTTAAAATTGCCCTCACGGTAAACATCGCTCCCAGCGCCGCCGGGAACAGTTTCACCAAACATTTCAACAAAATCAGAGTAAGAACGAACCTTTACGGGCTGCATTGCCAAGCCGCGGGTAGATCGACCAATGACTACTGGTCCGATAGCTTCGGCTGATTTTGGAATAAAGGAGTTATCAATTTCATTAATAAACACCCCAGGAGATACAAATTTAAAGTTTTTTACTGGCATTCTTAAGTTCCTCTCTTAAATAATGGGATTTAATTGCAGTACAATCATAGTTTAAATAGTATTTTGAACACCAAAAGGCTTGTGAATACGGAAGAAAAGCGAACTTTCAGTTCAGGATGTAA